AGATCAATGGTGGAAAATGTACGAGCACCTCGGAGTTCTTTAAAGCCTGCCGGGCAGCATCCATTATGGGTACACTCCAAGCAGGATATACAGACTTTAAATATCTAAGTCCCACCAGTAAAAAAATATTTGACCGTGAAGCCCTGTTAGGTGTATCAATTACTGGGTGGATGAATAACCCGGACATTCTGTTAGATGACCAGGTTCAAAGAGAAGGCGCTCGCATTGTTAAATCGGTTAATGAAGAAGTTTCTGCCCTTATCGGTATCAATCCGGCAGCACGGACAACATGTGTTAAACCATCTGGCAATGCGTCAGTACTACTTCAAACAGCTAGTGGTATTCATGCTGAGCATTCTGCCCGGTATCTACGTCACGTCCAGTTAAATAAAGAATCAGAGGTTGCACAACTAATCGCTACTTCGAACCCGTATATGGTCGAGGAATCAGTGTGGTCTGCGTCTAATACAGATTACTGTGTAGCTTTCCCAGTTATCTCACCAGAAGGATCTTTTTATAAAGAAGATCTATATGGTACAGCTCTATTAGAAAAAGTAAAAATGGTTCAACAGAATTGGGTCGAGGAAGGTACTAATCCAGACAGATGCGCGGACCCGCGCGTGCGACATAACGTTTCAAATACTGTAACAGTTCAACCTCACATGTGGGGACAGGTAGAGGATTATGTATATGACAACCGCCACAGCTTTGCTGGTATTAGTTTCTTGGCTGGTTCTGGTGATAAGGACTTTGCTCAAGCACCTATGACAGAAATCATGACTGAAGACCAAATCGTCGATAAATACGGTAAAGCAGCTCTCTTTGCTTCTGGTCTTATTGTTGATACACGTAAATCCGGTTTCAGGGATCTATGGGACGCTTGTTCGGTTGCTCAAATGGATGAACAATATCGTGGAGAGGTTTCTGATATTAATAAGGAATGGATTCGTCGTTTCAAGAAGTTCGCTGATAACTATTTTATGGGTGATATGAAAGAAACGGAGTATTGCTTGAAGGACGTATTCCTATTACATAAATGGACTAAGATCCAACAGAACTTTGCCGCAGTAGATTTTGTGACCCAGCTGAGTGAAAAGAGGTTTACTGATATTGATACGATGGGCGCAACAGCATGTCAAGGTGGTGCCTGTGAAATCGCATTCTAAGGCAAAAAATGATAGAAACAAAATACTGGTTCGAATGTGACGTCTGTGACAACTCTGGGGAATTCTTACCCTCAGAGGAGGTTATGGAAAAACCGGAGTTCTGCCCATTGTGTGGATCTCCGGTAGACTTCGAAGAAATTGATGAGTAATGTGGCATTATCAAGGGAAAGAATATAATCCTACAGAAGAAGACCTAAAAGAGTGGAAGGGATTTGTCTATATTATTACTGACCAATCTACTAACAAAAAATACGTTGGTAAAAAATTATTTTGGTCACGTAAAACCCTTCCTCCTCTGAAAGGCAAAAAACAAAAAAGAAGAAAGATTGTTGAATCCGATTGGCGTAAGTACTATGGGTCCAGTGAACTTGTGAAGCAGCTACTTGTTGAGCATGGTGAAGAAAACTTTTACAGAGAGATACTATATTTCTGTAAGTCCAAGGGCGAAATGGGCTACCTAGAAGCAAAGGAGCAGTTCGATCGAAATGTATTATTGGATGATGAATACTATAATGGTATTATTAATTGTAGAATTCATAGAGCACATATACAAAGTCTAAAATAATTTTTTTGTCATGCGTTACCATTTTCGATAATCATTATAGATAGGATAACAATGCAAATCCCACATTAGATGTGTAATATGCATTGTTATGCTATCTATAAGGAATCTTTTTATGTGTTCACCGTTTATACGAAAAGAAGCCAACAGATTTAATTGGATTATCAAAGGAAAACTTATTGATAAATCCTGGTCTGACAAAGATGTCGAAGCAGCCTATCATTCATATATAAAAAGATTATGGGGTAATCATGAAAATGTTTACCATGAAGTAGGATTTGAAGCAGCATGGAAAAAAAGAGAAGCTGAAATGCTACGAGCTGATATTAAACATGTAGCTGTTCTCGGGGGGCATTACGATTAAGGGGGTTTACAAACCCTGCTAAATAGTTTAGTATACTATATAACATGATTAAAAAATGGAAGACCAATGATTTTAATTGACTATAGTGGGATCAGCATCGCACCAGTTGCTATGGGACACGCACATCATGGAGACGAAAACCTTATCCGTCACATGATCCTTAACTCCATCCGTATGTATCGGAAAAAATTCAAAGAGCAATATGGCGAAGTAGTAATCGTAGCAGATGCTGGTGGCAACTGGCGTAAAGATGTTTATCCACAATACAAAGGTAAACGTAAAACAAGCCGTGATGAATCTAAGATCGATTGGGATGAAGCCTTCCGTATTATTAATATGGTTCTCCAAGAACTAAAAGACGAATTTCCATATAAAGTTATACACGAATGGGGATGCGAAGCAGATGATGCCATTGCTGAAATAGTACACCACACACAAAAGTTTGGCAACTATGAAGAGGTAATGATTGTATCCGCAGACAAAGATTTTAGACAGCTACAAATATTCGATAACGTTTCACAGTATTCTCCTATGCTTAAAAAGCTCGTAAAGGAGGAACACCCAAGGACATATCTAGCAGAGCATATTCTAACTGGTGACACTGGTGATGGTGTACCAAATGTTCTTTCCGATGACGATACATTCCTAGTAGAGGGTAAGCGTCAAAACATTCTATCCAAGAAAAAGAAAGAATCACTACTAGAAGATCCTAAAGCTTTAGGTGAAGCGGTGTATCGTAACTACCAACGTAACAAAATGATGATTGACTTAATTAATCCGTCAACACCTGAAGATGTGCGTAAAGCTATTATAAATAGTTTTGAAACCCAGGATCCCTATGAAAACAAAGGTAAGGTTTTCCCATATCTGATCGCGAAAAACTGCAGAAACTTGATTGATGTAATTCAGGAATTTATTTAATGGTCAACAAAACAACACATTATACTTTTGAAATATTAGAAAAAGTATCAGAAGCCAAAACAAAGGCTGATAAGATTAAACTCCTACAGGCACAGAATAATAACTGGGCATTGAAAGATCTCCTCCGCGGTACTTTCGATGATGTGGTCCAATGGATCTTACCCAAAGGTACAGTTCCGTATGAGCCTGCGGACCCAAGCTCTCATCCATCTAACTGGTCACAGCATAATAAAAAATTGGCATATTTTATTAAAGGCGGACCAGGTGAAAAGATGAATAGAATTAAAAGAGAGAAAATGTTTTTAGACATTCTCGAGACCGTGCACCCTCGAGATGCAGAGCTCCTTGCGGGTATGATCAACAAGAAGCTTCCCATTAAAGGTGTCACAAAAAAACTAGTACAGGAGGCATTTCCCGATTTAATTTTACGTTAACAAATAAGGAGAACTTATGAGTAAAGTACAACTTGACAGATTGACTAAAGACCTAACTGAACTTAATAATTATATAGATAAGATTAAGACAAGAGGGGATTTAGATCTATTATCAAAGTTGAAACGTAAACGAGATTTTTTAAAATCTAAATTGGTAACTTCAAGCTAGGGAGAGGGGCTAGCGCAAGCTAGCCTCTTACAAACATGCCATCATATACAATGATTAATCTAGAAACTAACCAAGAAGAAGAAATGGTTCTTTCGCTATCCGAACGGGAAGAGCTACTGGCAGCTGGTAAGTATAAACAAAAACTTTCAACTGCTAAATTTGTGTCCTCTACCACCAGCACACTTCGCAAAGCAGGTGGAGAATGGAATAACTTTTTAAGTAAAGTAAAAAAAGACCACCCTGGTAGTACGATTAATAACTAATGAAAAGAACTAAAAGTCAGAATAATAGTATGACGGTTAAGCTGGATGATCTTCTCCAATTTGACCCATTAACCTTAAATCAGGAAAAATCATATCAAGCTTGGGATGAAGGAGATAACTTAGTTTTAACTGGCACGGCTGGAACTGGTAAAACTTTTATGGCGCTTTATTTAGCGCTTGAAGATGTTCTAGAAAGAGATACCGAATGGGATAGACTTATTATAGTTAGATCTATGGTACCTACTAGAGAAATGGGATTCTTACCAGGCGACAAAGAAGCGAAAGAAGAAGCGTTCACATCACCTTATAAATCTATATGTACAGAGCTATTTGGGGATAAAAGCTCATACCAAAAAATGGTTACAGCAGGGCAAATCCGGTTCGAGTCAACCTCATTTATCAGAGGTGCTACATTTGATAATTCCATTATAGTAGTTGATGAGATGCAGAATTTAAATTTTCATGAACTTGATTCAGTAATAACACGAGTTGGTAGAAATAGTAAAGTTATATTTTGTGGTGATTATAAACAAAGTGATTTTAAATATGATGACGACAAACAAGGAATTGTTAAGTTCTTACAGATTGTAGAGCAACTAAAGAACTTTACAATAATTAATTTCGGGTGGGAAGATATTGTAAGATCTGACTTCGTCCGGGATTATATTATGACGAAAGAAATGTTAGGATATTAAGAGGAGAAAATGGCAAAATATTCTAGATTTGATCCCCGCAATAAGAAACGCGGAAAGCACAAGTACGAACACCTAGACAAGGATCTTCGGATCCGTGAAGTATTAGGTGGTGATACCAAACAAATGTTGAATGAGGTTATGTATGATGATGAATATGACTATGAGGGATACGAAGAACAACAGCTCAATGGATAGCCAGTTTTTTGAAATCCTGAACCAAAGAAGCCGGTTCGAGGAAGCTGTTTCTTACAGACAATCATTTAACCTTCCTAACTATGAGAGTGATATTGAAAGTATAAAGTACTTTTTAAAGCATGGTTGTACTAACAATCGGTTCAGGAAAAGGTACCCAGAGGCTCTTGCAGCAGCAGAAAAAATATCAAATTATTGGAAAAAAATCTCCTAAGGGGGGTTTACAAATGAAGTTAGAACCCTTATATTAGTAGTATAAGGAGATATACAATATGAAATATATGAATAACGTAATACTAACTGACTGCGATGGCGTACTTATGAATTGGGAGTATGCTTTTAACGTTTGGATGAAAACTAAAGGGTATGAAACCTTAGCAGATCCTGATGCATACGACATGGGTGACCGTTATGGGTTGGACAATCAAACTAAAAAATTAGTCGTTAGAACCTTTAATGAATCTGCTGCTATTGGATTTCTTCCTCCGCTTCGGGATGCTATGTACTACATTGATCTTCTCCATCGGAAGCACGGATACGTTTTTCATATGATCACTTCCCTATCATTAGATCCTGCTGCTCAACAGCTTCGGATTGATAACACTCGGAAGCTCTTCGGTCCTACTGCTTTTGAACGTTTTATCTTTGCTGATACTGGTGCAGATAAGGATGAGGTTCTTGAACCATATCGTGACAGTGGTTTATTATGGGTCGAAGATAAGATCGAGAATGCTGAACTTGGTGATCGTCTTGGTCTTAACTCTATTATTATGGAACATGGTCATAATATGCATTATACCAAACTTCCGGTCTATAAGAATTGGGAAGAGATCTATCATACATTAACATTGGACTAACATGAGAAATCTTATATTTCAATATTTTATACCTTATAACGACCACCAAACCCATTTAAATGAATCAGGAATAGGTCTTCCATCCTGGGTCAATATTGGCAAAACCTCGGCAGAAAAATATGCCGAGGTTATTGGTGCAGAGTACATGTTTTCTGATCAGAAGTTTATGTTCTCAGAATTAAATGTATTCGAATCTCTTCGTGTGATATTTAATAAGAAGTTTGACGAGTATGACAATGTATTAGTGCTTGATGTTGATATGATTATTAACACCAAAGAAAACATATTTGATATACCGGTTGGTGACATTGCTATGGTTCATGAGAAAGGCGTTAAGAATCGCCCGCCAGTTCCTGGTGCAAGATTCGATGATGCTTTCTGGAATAGATATTTCCATCATCCCCAACAAGGTGTCGTCGCGTACGCCCGCGAACACTTAGATAAGAACTTTCAGTGGCAGAAGTCTAAGCTATACCCCGATGAACCATTTGCAATCTATAATGGCGGATTACAGTTATGGTCTAAGCAAGGAAGGCTAAAGGCCAGAGAACTGTTTGAAAGAAAAGGCCATGATCATTTTAGAAAAGAAACTGGCCGTACGGAAACGCCATATCTAAACATGATGTTATTCCACCACAAATTTGATATTACGGAGCTACCCATAGAGTGGAATAAACTAAACTTCCAGTGGGCAGTAGACGGTGATCGAGGTAAGATCACACACTTTAATGATATAGTGAAAGATAAGATGAAGACCCATGGCTAATCTAATCTATCAATACTATCTATCTTTTACAGGCGACAATAAAGATATTATCAAAGAAGAAGCCAACGGATTTCCCCGTTGGGCTAATCTAGGTATTAAATCCGCTAAAAAGTATGCTTCCGCAATCGGTGTTGAATATGAATTATCTACTGAGGTAACTATTAATGCCCCTAACCAAAATCTAGAGGCTTGTCGGGTATTCCTTGATCCATACTTCGATCAGTTTGATAAGGTACTGATGTTGGATGTAGATACGCTTGTAGATACTACTGATAATATATTCGACCATAATATCAAAGAGATGGGTATGATTCAAGATGGTGGACCAGGAAGCCCACAGGGCTTCATTAATAGTGCTATAAGTAAATTAGAAGCGTATGGAAATATTCAATTTAAAAGGTCCACCACATTCCCATCAGAAAAAAGATATTTAAATGGTGGTGTGGTTCTATGGACTAAAGAAGGCAGACTGAAAGCCCGAGAGCTATTTGGTGGAATGCCTGAGATCGAAAGATATAGAAATACACTTCGAATGAATGAACAACCTTATCTGAACCTTATGATTAATAAACATAACATGCACGTAGTGGAGCTATCCAACCAATGGAATCGTATGAACTACATGTGGACATTTGGAATACCAGATGGTAAGATAAATCACTTCCTCGCAAAGACCAAAACTAGAATGAAAGAATTTGCATCATGAATGTAAGCTTGTATAGAATATTTGATGCACTGGGGGATAGCATTATCCTTGCCAGTTACTTTAAGCATTACTCTGTGAAGACCGTATATTATAACCGCGGCGACTTTAAAACGCTATTAAAAATCCTAGAAATAGCAAAGGTAGAAGTACCAGAGTTTGTACAGATCGATGGGCGTATCACTGAAACAATGCCTGATCTATTACACCAAATGCGAATTGATAAAGTACCTTTGATTAGTATCACGAATCGGTCTAAGACAGAACATTCCACTTTTCAATTTAAAACAAATAGCGATAATGCTGCCGATCGATCAATGAGCCCTGAGGAAATCGCGGAGCAGCTTCCAAAGCTAAACAATCCTCAGGACACACTAGAGTGCACGGATCTTGACAGCCTTTTAAAACTCATGAAAAAGTCTGAGCGGCATATAACAATAGATTCCGGCACTGCTTGGTTGGCTGCAGCCCTAAAAATCCCAACTACAGTTATATCAAAAAATAGTTATTACTTTGCTGATGCGTATCACTATATGAGATATCTTCAGACACAACCAGGCGTGACAGTATATCAGCAGACGGGCAAGGGTGTGAGAGTAGCTACTGAGGAGCAGTACTATCAATATGCAAAAGAGAATAAAGTGAATGTTCCACCATACGCTGACTATCAGAAAAAGGCATTAAAGATATGATGGAAGTAGTAGAACACGCTGGTAAGATATATCCTAAGTTCCAGACAAATGGTAATGCTGCAAGATTCGCCATGCCATTTGCAAAAGAAGTACTGAGCGGCAAAGGTTTAGACATTGGATGTAACAGAGCCGAGTGGGCTTATCCTGGCGCTAAGATGATAGATCTAGAGATCGATGATGAGTGGCACGCTTT